GAGTTCATATTCAACAGCCTGAAATCGGCGTACGCTCAGATGCGTTTAACACAGAGCCAGCCGGTCGGCGGCAGAGCAGAAGTAAGCGTTCAGGGGATATTTAATTATTTCGTGAGCCTTTTCCAGACTTTAAGCGGTCCCGGATATGTGTTAGTCCCTACCGGGAAGGTGGCTATTGTGTACTTTAAATCTAACCTGAATATCACCGCAAACTATTCAACAGGCACAATAAACGTAACGGGTATGCTGCCTATTGTAACCCAGGTAAGGGCAATCAATATGCCGTTCCAAATGTCGTTTTCGATAGGCGGAGGCCAGTAAAATAAAGAGGAGATAAACAATGGGCGCTATATTAGGGTTTTCAAATCCGGGGATCACAATAAACAATGTCCCCTTTTCTATAATGCCGGATTCATACGTTTTCAAGCTTGGCAAGGGTGTGCAGATGGTACGCGCTATGTCAGCGGGTGCAGGGACCACTACAAACGTATCGACCCAGGACATTAAAACAAATGTCGGTATGCAGAAATTTGCTCTGGCAGTCACTATCCAGAATAAGCAGTATTTTGAAACATGGAAAGATAACCAGGGTGCAAATGTCGTTATAGCGACTGATCTTCAGGGGAATCAGATTGTCGGAAATAATATGAGCTGCACAGTTGATCCTGACTGGAAGGCAAGCGCAGATGGAGTGGTCGAAATCGAATTTCAGGGTGATCCTTTAGCGGAGGGATAATGAACACATCACGTTTTGAGGGAAGGCTTGTCCTTCATACCAATAAACCCTATAAAATAGCCAGACAGTCATCGGAGGGCGGCAGTAATTCCGATGCCACGGAAATAATCTGCAAAGAGATTACTTTTGCGGTCGAGAACGCCGCCAATGACCTTGAGCAGATGTTTAAATCCGCTGTAACAAACTGGGGACTTTCTCATCCCTCCATAGACAACAAGGCACAGCCCGATACAAGCGGGGAAGATGCTAAAAATTCAGCTTATGAGGCCAATGACAGCCCTTCAGAAAAGGAAGTTGAAAATCAGGCCGCCGGGCTGGAAAATATATTTATGCTCAATACCGATTTTATGATATCGGATTTATCGAAAAAATTCAATGAGTTTGTCAATGCCGGGCTCGTTATGGCAGAGAACGAAACAAAAATAAGCACAACTCACCCGATATGGATATCGATTGATATAAAGGACAAGCGGCGTATCCTGTTCAGTTATCTATCTTTTTTCGTCAAGCCCTTATCCTCTCTCATAAATTTATCGCAGACGAAACTGGAAAATACATCGAAGTCCGGAGTGATAGAAGGATAAGGGACGCGGTAAAGCTCTGCATTCACCTCAAAGGCGGCTTGAGCTTCCGGGAAGCGCTCGATATGCCGTATGCAATGAAAATTATAATTGATTCTGAAATCAGACATATAAACAAGGGGTGATAAATTGGCATATAGCATAGATTATATTTACAAATTAATCGATCAATATACAGAACCTATCAAAAAAATGGGCAACGAGGCTCAAAAATTCGCTGATAAAATACATAAAGCCGGAGAACACGCCGCTGCCGGTATGGGATTATTTAAAACAGCCGTGGCCTCTATTCTTTCAGCCGAAGGGCTTATTGAACTTGGAAAACAGGCTTTTGAGTTTGGGAAAGACTGCGTTGAGGCGGCTTCTAAATCTCAAGTCAGTATGATCCTGTTGAAAAATGAAATAAAGAATCTTGCCGGATCGGGCGGCCCGTCCTTTGAACAGCTTGAGAAACAATCTATAGCGCTATCAAAAACCGGCATATTTTCCGGAGAACAGATATTAAGAGGCAGTACACAAGCACTATTGCAATTCAGGTCAATCCAGGGTGCGACTTTTGATCGTACACAAAAAGAGGCTATTGATGCCGCGACCGCTATTTATGGAGTAAACGCTTCTCAAGAACAGCTTGCATCTGTCAGCGAAACCATAGGCCGCGTAATGCAATCCGGAAACATCCGGTCTTTGCGGTCGCTGGGAGTGATGTTCGATGAAAGGCAGACAAAATTAGCCGAATATTATAAGAAAACTATGCAAATGGGAGCCTTGCAGGAAATGGTATTGAGTGCCATTGCGAACAACCCGAAAATCAAGGGTGCGGCGGCGGCAGTGGCGGAATCAGCGGAGGGTATGCGCCGGAGAATGGCTAATCAGTTTGAAATGATGAAAATACAGATAGGTAATGCGATTTTACCCGTGATAGATAAATTAATGCAGCTCGGGATGAAAGTAATGCCTACAATTCAAATGGCTATAAATAATCTCCTTCCGATAATTACGGCGGTAACCGATATCATAAATGATTTATGGCCGTCCATTGAAGATCTGATAAACGCGATTATGCCGTTAATATCGGGGATACTAAGTAATTTCGCAACCGGGCTATCGGCGATAATCCATTTTGTAGCGCCTTTAATAGGGTGGATCGTGCATTTAATGACAGCATCACATCTGCTTATTCCCGTTTTAATTGCGGTCGGCGTGGCTATGACTATAGCAATGGGACCTGTCGGATGGATAATAGGCGGTATTGTGCTCCTGGGGATGATTATAAAAAATCATACTCTTATATGGAACTCCCTAAAGCAGACCGTTCATAATGTGCTGAATTCTATATTTAAGTTATTGGATAACCCGGCAATCAGGACTATAGGGTTAATCTTTCTGCCTTTTATTACTATTCCCTTACTGATCGCTAAGAATTTCGAGAAAGTAAAGCAGGTAATATCTGATGTCGTAGGGTTATTCACGGGAAAAACAGGAATAGGGAAAGTCATTAGCGATATTGCGAATTTATTTGCAGGTAAAGCCACTGTCAATACTACCAGTAATTACTATTCCCTCACGACAGCGCCCGTGAATCATCCGACGGTAAATGTCCAGACTCAAAACACGCTATCGGTTTACAAGGAAAAAGGCATAGGAGTTGTGCCATACAAGAAAGGAAGTAAATTAGGCTATCAGGGGACTATGTGAGTACATTAAACGCATTGGCATTGCTGCCGGGACGGTTCAAAGGCATTACGTTTTTAGTGTCGAGCGAAACCATAAAACAGATCGGTCAAAAATGGATAAGGCACGATTATCCGGGTACGTCAATCAGATATATGGAACCGCACGGCAAGGGGCCTTTTGAGGCATCAATGACTATCACGTTTTCAGGCCCGACTTATGTATCTGATTTTAAGAATTTCAAACGGGTTATGGAGGATCCTCAACCCGGCACTTTATATTTGCCGACATTGGGGGTATGGACCAGTGTTATCGCGGAACAGGCTGATGCTTCCAGCGATCAGTCGAATTTAGGGGAGATTCCTTTAACCGTTAATTTTACGGAGACCGTATCTCAGCCTTCCCCGCAAACTGCCGATGCAAGCCAGACGGATGTATTTAACCAGGGGACAGTCTCTTTAAATGCTATCGAGAACTCTTTTGCAAATAATTACGTAACTCCGGCAACAGCTAATAGTTTTCAAACGGCATTATCCGACATTCAGTCTATAGCGGCATTATTGCAGCAAACAAGCGGAGCCATAAGCATAGGGCATAATATAGCGAATTTATTATCTCAACATATTACGTCACCTACGGGCGTAGCATCGTTTTTACTCGATCCTATCCAGGGATTAATTGCCCAGGCTGGAGCTGCGCTTAACGGTCAATCGAACGGTTATATTTCTGCAAGGGCATTAACCACTTCAGGGAACACACTCTCAAATACAATGCAGGACATAAATAGCGGATTTGTACTTAAACAGACCGGGGCCCCGGCGGCAATTACGATTAATACCACTATAAATTTATGGGCCGGAACGACATGGGAACAGCAACAGCGCAATAATAACCGGCTATGCGTAGTAAATTCTATAAGAATGGCGGCACTTGTATTTATGTGCGAACAGGCCGGCTTGCAGATATTCACGACCGCTCAACAGGTCCAGTCAGTTATAAACGACATCAATAATTATTTCAATCTTCTTGTCGAAAATGATACAACTATTTTAATAATCCAGGACGTTAAACCCGATATGGAAGTCCTGAAAAACAATACTATTTCAACTTTATACCAGATTGAACAGCAGATGAGCAATGTCACTGCAATCAATGTACAACTTCCGATCAGCCCCATGCAATTAGCGTACGAACTTTACGGGGAGTATATGCAGAATTCGGATGACCTTGACACTTATACGCAAATATTAATCAGTCTGAATAAAAGCCAAAGTACGTTATTATTTTCCGGGCAAGTAAATATATTGGAAATGTGATATGTCAATATTAGTCGAAGTAAGCAATCAGCCTTTTCAATATTTTACACAAATGAATTTGTCGAAATCCATCGATGAAATTTCAGGGCATTGCCAGCTTACCGTCAGTGAGCCAAAAGACGATTTAAGCATTATCCAACAGGGCGACGGTGTAAAAGTATTTTTGGATGGTTTTCCTTCCTCATTATTCGGGTATTCGGAAGGCGTTGAAGATACTGAAGGTGATGGCAGTCATAATATTAGTTTTAGCGTCAGGGATAGCGTCCAGGATTTAATAGACTCAAGTGTCCCTCAGGCAGTCAGGATTCCAACGGCTTATACTGATTTTTCACAGATTATTGAAGCGACTTTGAACGGACTTGGATTAGGTTCAATCGGTGTAAATAATCAGCGCGGGCTTTTACCTATGCCGTTTCTTAATGGAATCCCTATTGTGAAAGCCGCTGAAATGGGGACCGGAGCAGGGGAGTATTTAACGGAATGCGCCAGGGTGGTGTCCGTAATTATGAACAATGACGGGGCCGGGAATTTGTTACTACGTAATTTTTCAAACTTAAATAAGCTCAAAACTATGTTGTTATGGCAGAGGGACGGGAAAAACAACAATATTCTTGACGGATCTTTAAATATTGACTGGGAAGAACGGTATGGAACTATAAAAGTATGGTCGAATGGCAATACGACATATTCACAGCAAAACCCCTTGAATGGTCTCGGGGTTTATAGTGGTGTTGCTATGGACAATGAAGTCAGAAGTACGAGGTATCTTGAATTTTTCGCCCAATCTCCCCTGCCTTCCAATGCTTTATGCGCTATGCGTGCGCAGGAAGAGGTTAATTTAAGGCGCGCCAGGTCGTTTAAATATGTCGTTAAGGTTCAGGGCTTCAGCGCAAACGGGCAATTATGGGATATAGGCCAGTTAGTCAGGGTGAGGGATGATAAAAGGAGAATTTACGGGTGGTTTTTAATCAAGGCAATACAATACGATTACACGTTAGCCGGAGGGTCTATCACGACAATGACACTGACTTATCCCGATGCCTACGGAGTATCATTATCGGTCGATGCCGCTAACCCGCTTGATCCTAATTCCTTTGAAGCCGCCGTGACGTATACTCCAGTTCCTGCAAGCCAGGCTTGGAAGCAGGGAAAATCAATAAATGATTCCAT